CGTAGTCGTCCAGAGATCTGTATCTACCTGCGTCGCCAAAGCGTGCCCAGCATCATCAGTATAAAACCCGCGCATTGAGGATACAGCCTGCTTTTCGAGGATGTCCTCAATCAGCCGGGAGTACTCATAGTGCTTGTTAATACTAATAGTAACCTCTGTTTCCGCGTCCGAGTTAATCAGCGTAACGCCAGCATCGGCAGCCTTAGCACTTGCAGAAGCACGATCAGGAGTCGGAATGTGAACAGTGTCACCTTTCTTCCCAACGTGATTCATGCGAGTAACTAGGTTTGCCAAAACTAGGTTAGCTTTATACGCGGCCACCACTTCGTCAGACCATAGTTCGGGGATAAAGACCGCCGCATCTGTGGTATTTAACGTGTTTTGACTTGCAAAAGCCATTAGTTTTCTCCTATAAAAGCCAAAAGTAAAGTTATGCTAACGGACCCTTCCGTCTAAGTACGCTTGTGTAATTTCTGCATGTAGTTCGTTATAGCGTTCGGGATCATTCATACGTAAACGGATCAACTCCGCCCGCTTATAAACTGGCCTCTCAGAAGCGCCAGCATCTTTCGAAGCCCCAGACGAAACAGCGCTTGCTGCTTTAAGCTCTTCGCTCTTAACAGCTTTATCTTCCGCTTGTTTCGCCTCGACCGCTACTCGATGCGTAGCCTTATACTGATTGAACAGTTCATCAGCATAGTCAAAATCACCTTGACTAGCACGAACCCACATATCTTGTCTCGGAGAACTTTGCATCACCCACTCTTGAAACCCGAGATCAGTTACAATCTCTTCAACATCTGGATGCCTTGCCTGTAATCGCTGTACCGTAGAATCTACCTTTGTTCTACTAAGGTTCTCTTTTACAGGCTCTAAAGCCTCGTTAACTATACGGCGTACCGCCGACGTTGGATCGGCAAAAAACTCGTCTTGAGTAAGGTCTTTATTACTAATCTCCTTCTCAAGCGAATCTGCGCGTTGACTAGATTCATTTAGATTTTTTTGAATTAGGGAGTCGGCTAATTTACGAAGTTCGCCAAGTTCGTTTCCCTGTCGCCCATACTGTTGCTCCAAATTCTTATAAGAGTTAACAATATCATCCACAGACTTCCCTTCAAATTTAGAAGGAATTTCGCGTTCTATGGTAGGCTCTTCAGTTGTTTCCGTTGGTGCTTGCGCGTTCTGAACATCGGTTGTTTGTTCACGCTCCTCTTCCAAACGGTTAGCTACCTCAGTAGGGCCGTTAACACCGCCCGAAGTTTCACTCTCCGCATCTACAATAATCTCTCTCGCCATTTGTACTCTCCAATCTTAGCCTATTACAGGGGATTAACATGGTATACCCAACCTCTTCAAGTTGGGGTGATTTGCTTTCCGGTGTCGTCGCGCCCATTTATCAGCCGCCGTAGGAAAGCCTGTGTCGATTCCGGGTAATGAGAAGTTCCCGCCCGAAATTATTTTCTCTGCATTAAAACCTTCGCAACACACATCTTCAACATGCGTAGCTTTGCTCCAATGCTCGGAAATACTACCGCAGTTAAGGCATCGGTAATCGTTAATCATTATCGAAATCCTCTTCTACTTGATTCTCTAAATGCTCAAGTTCGCTTTTAACTACGTCCTCAAGCTCTATAAACACTTGCAACATACCCAAAGAGCCTCTTTGTTGCCAGAATGTTTTTTCGTCAGGGATAGTAAATATATTATTTCCTTGATTAAACATTTCTGCAAAGCGCGCTTGGATAAGTGACCAACCTTCTGTATTAAAGGTTTCAAACATCTTGTCATAATTTTGACGTTCATCAATATCCAGGGTCATACGTAGTACCTCGTACTATATTAAGGACTATTAAAGCTGCTACTTCTTCATCGTCGAGCAAGATACCTTGAGCACGACGTTGAGCTAACAACTTCTGTTTATCGACCGCAGGTGGATCGGCAGTTCCATACCCACCAACAGCAGTCGGCATCCCAAAAGGGCCAGACCCCCAAGCCCCTCGACTCCAACCAGTAGAGCCTCCATAAATCGCCACTAGCTAACTTCCGCTATGCGCCGTCCACCAAACAGCAAGCGCAATCATTAACGTACCCACCGCCCAAAAAATACGGTTTACCATCGTTTTTCCTACTTCAGCATAAACTTTTTCTAAAGCTTTCTCTGCGGCTCGCTCTGCTATTATTTCAATATCGTCTGTAGTTAAAGGGCGAGCTTCCATACTAATCTTCTCCTGAGGTTTCTTCTTCTTCTGGTAGCGGCATTTCGACAATCAAACGCCCCGTATCGTCTGTTAAATCAGCTGTAATAACATTAGGATCTTTGCGTTCTCCCATAACTACCCAACTAATCTCGTCTGTACATGTATCATCTTGTGCCTCTATCGTTAAAGTATTTCCAGAAAGAGAAGATTTTATAGCAGTCCACCCAGCCTCGTTAGTTGTAAAAGACTGTAAATCACGACATAAGGCAACTAAAGTGCCTTCTGTCATCCCCGAAACTGTGTCGATATTAACGCTTGCTGTACCACTCTCTAAAGTTACTTTTCCGCGATAGATTAAGTCATATCTCGGGGCCTCTACAGAGCCATGTATCAGTTTATGTGTTTCGACCTTACTGGGTAAGGGGTGAGGTATACTAAAGCTCTTTGTATCCCCCGTTATTGTCCCTGTTACATCTAAAGCAGTACTTGGTGCTGTTTTTAAAATACCAACATATCCATTAGCTTTAATCTTTAACGCTACAGTATCTACTGTCCCGTCTTGATCTGCGTCAGTAGAGACGAAGAATCCGTCATTAACGTCATTAGACGGTATTTCAAATCCAATATGCCAACCAGCAGAATCGTCCCCATTGGTCATAATAGCAGCTTTACCGCTGCCCCCAACAGCAGGAGAAGGAGCTACATCTGATTGGAGAATTAAGTCTTTATTCGACGATCCAGTTCCGATACGAGCTTTTGTAGTTACTAGCTCTCCAGTAGAAGGATTGTACTTTAGTCCTGTATCAGTCTCAGCTCCTTGTGTACCTGTTGCCCCATCAACAAAAAGCGGATAAACAGTTTCGTTCGTAGTATTATTCGCACTAACAGTTACACTTGTCGCTAATGCGGCTGTTCCAGAAGTATCTTGATCCCCCGCAGTATTTACTCCTGGTAAATCAATATTCCCAGTACCGTCAAAAGACACTCCTCCAATAGTTCTTCCCGTCGCTAATGCAGTAGCAGTAGCCGCATTACCTGTACATGAGCCAGAACTTCCAGAAGCATTCCCTGTTACATTACCAGTAACAGCGCCAGTAAATTGTGTTGCTGTTATTACCCCTGAACTAGGGTTATAGGTAAGTCCTGTATCCGTTTCTAGTCCTTGTGTTCCGGTAGACCCATCTACAAATGCAGGATAAACTGTCTCATCTGTCGCGTTATTCGCTGAGATAGTAACGCTTGTTGCTAGGGTGGCTGTAGCTGCGTTACCGCTAGTAGCCTGATTTCCCGCTGTATTAACTCCTGGGAGATCGATATTACCTGTGCCATCAAAAGAAACACCGCCTATATTCCTAGCGGAAGCTAACGCCGTGGCTGTTGCTGCATTTCCTGTACAAGAACCTGAACTACCTGACGTATTCCCAGTAACGTTACCTGTTAGATTTCCCGTAACTTGAGTAGTTGTTAATACACCAGTACTAGGATTATAAGTTAACCCGGTATCAGACTCCAATCCTTGAGATCCCGTCGATCCGTCAACAAATACCGGATATACCGTCTCGTCAGTAGCATTATTTGCGCTTATTGTAACACTATCAAGTACAGTCTTTAAGGCTGCGTCGATAGTATCCATATTAGAATTGATAGTATCACCCCAACTTCCTGACTGTTCTCCCGAAGCAGGTTTTTCTAAGTTGTGGTTCGTAGTATACGTACTAGGCATTACTCAATCCCGTTTAGTTCACCGCGAGGTCCGCGTCTAACAGGTCGTCCAGCAATCCTAAGAACTCGCCCATCGTCTCCTCGCTCAATATCCATCCGAGTAGGAGCTAAATTTTCTCGTTGAGCTAGTAACTCATCTAACTTTCTATTAAGAGGAGCTATATCAGGACTAAACTGTTTGCGCCCCAACGAGATCAAACTGTCACTTAACGTATTGTTAATTTGACTAACTGCACCATTTGTTACGTCTTTAAACGAGTCTTTTAACGCCTCTACCAGCGCCATATACTCTACTGGAGGCACGGCAGCTCCTTTCCCACCAGATAAAGCTTGTGCCGCTTTAGCTTCTTTAAGGACAGAATCAGACTGAACTCTTTGAGCCTCTGTTTGAGCTTTTGCCACATTGAGAACAGCCTCGCTCTGATTCCAGATAGCTTCTCCGCGATCTCTGATCGCCTCGGCTCGCATCTCAGCTTCACGCCGAGTATTGTCAACCTGCTGTTGTCCTGCCTTAAATTGAAACTCCTGCTCCCTAAGACTTTGAGCTCGCATTTTAACTTGCTCCTCAAAATCTGGTTGTGGTTCTTGGGGTTGTAAAGATTGCTGTAAAAGTTGCTCAGCAATAGCTGACAACTTCTCTTTATCTTCCATATTGTAATTATTAATCACCCCTCTAAGTAGCAACCAGTAAGCTGGGGAACCTGGGGGCATTGTCTGCATTAATTGCGTTAATTGAGATACCTCAAATTCTCTAGCTTGCGCTCCTAATGCGCCGTGTACTCTAAACCGATAATCAGCAACGGGATAACGCTCTGTATCAAACTGCATATAACGCCAAGCTACTTTGTGAATAAGAGGCGTTAAAAATTGATACTCAATATTTCGTATCGTGCGCTTTGCTCGTTTGAGCATAGCGCCCATCATCATAGACATACCCCCAGCAGTCTCGTTACGTGGATTTACGCCTAAAGGAGCAGCAGTATCCATAGATCCTGTCGCTACCGTAACCATTCGTTCAAATTCGGCGGATTGCCGATAACTTTGCGGATCTGGTCCAGGAAACTTAAACGGAGCTATTGCCTCATTTACAGGGCCAGATACAATAATATTTCGTCCCGGTCGTATCGTAAAATCGCCATTACGGGGAGCCATCATCCCGTTAACTAAAGCTACAGGGTATGTAGCTAAAGCAAGTGAGTCTATTCTCGCTCTAAGCTCTGCGTCTAAGGCTTTCTGCGGATTATAACCTTTCTCCGCAATACCCCTTCCCCAGAATCTATTAGGAACCGTATCCCACTGAAATGCTACAAAAGCTCTATCCTGCATTATAAAAGGATTACGCACCACCTTTAGCAAAGTGCCGCGATTAGCTATCCAGACGATTGCTTCAACCATTTCCGCCGCATCGTCATACGATATATTGCTGTACTCTTCGGCAAACTCTGCTAAAGGATCGGTAACGCTAGATTTAACACCAAGTTCAAACAAGTCTTTGGGGACAAGTCCGTGATACTCTAAAATTTCACAGTGCTGGGCTTGCTCGTAAGATTGCTCCTGTATATCAAATCTTTGGTGTGCATTAATATCTGGTGTGTACTCAGATAAGGTTACTTCGTTCCAGATACCTTTATCTTGTTTCTGAGCAACCTCATGTTTGGGTACTGTATAAACGTGAGCTGCTCCTAGAGCCGAATCAAGGCTTTTTGCTGCAACATCTATTACAAACTCGTTTGGATCAACTGGAATTAAACCAACGTGGATATCCTCTACCAACTCGATATCTGCTGTAGTACCAGCAGAACCGGTTATAGGAATCCTTCTGGGTCGCTGCTCTACAGAGAGCTTCCCAATACCTGTGCCGTATAACGCAGCATTCAAAAGTATCTCTGAGATAGCTTTGTTAATATTTCGTGTTTCAAAATCTTCTAATAGTTGGTCGGTTAGTTGGTCTAATCGAGTATCTACGTCCCGCGCTAAATTCTCTAGTTGAGCGGGATCTAACTGCTGGGAATTTTCCTTAATAATCTGAGCAAAAACTTTTTCTCTAACGTCGTCTTCTAAATCAAACCACCGCTTTCGATGGAAGATTGTCTCCTCCATTTCGGAAATACCAGACTCTATTGCTTGCTGTAAAGCCGGGGCTATGATTTTAGATCGTTCGTGTTGACGAATTTTATCCTCTGCTCCCCCGTGCTGCCCTCTCCACAAGCGGTAATACTCCTGCCACCGTTGCTTATGTTGGCTGTTTCGAGCGTCTTCCCACTTGTTAACTTTTTCTACTATCCAACCAGTTAATTCGCTATCAACCACGCCTCTATCGCTAGACGAGGAAGTTCCGCTAGAACTATAAACATCTACAATCTTTGCATTAGCCATTCTATACCCTTCTACATGCCGCTAACAGGATCGAGAGCTTCCCATTCTTCTGATTGAACATTCATCTCGTACGGTGTTACCGCAATCTGATCAATATAAGCTAAGCTATCTATCATATCATCATGAACCAATGGGTTAGGGAAATCTAATAACTGCTCAGTAAGCTTTTTCAAATAGTCGCCTGGGGAAAAAGTTAGTCTCCCCTGCTCCATACGACCTTGTAAAGCCCAAACAATTCTATCTGATTTCTTCTGATTACCGTGACTCAACTCTGTAATATACGGATATACGTTTAATCTCCGCATATTATCGTTTAAATACGGCATTAGCGCGTTCTTTAACGCGCCTCGCTCAATACCAACTAGTCTAGGCTTGTGTTTTTGCGCTGTTCTTAAAATACGTAACGCAGTTTCTCGAACATTCCACCTACCCGTAATTATATCGAGAACATGCCAACCATCTTCGTTGACTTCTACTACTGAGATAGCTGTTTCGTCTAAATTCCTTGTTCTACCTGCTGCAAGACCCTTAACATCCTCATATCCTGCTGGATCAACTGCCATATAGAGGTCACCTGTTCCTCTAGGCTTATCTACTAGCTCAATCATGTCGCTTGTGAAGACTGTACCGCCAAAAGACGCGAAATTAGCTTCAAATTCTTGCCGAACGAACTCCATCGGCATGTCTTTTGTCGCCATAATTACTTCTGACGGGTCTAAAAACGGATTATCTAGCGATTTATAGGTAAAAGCTTCCCAATCGTCTGAGTCTTTTCCGTCTCTGGCGTTCAAAAACAAGTCGTAGAAGTGGTTTTTACCGTTTGGTGTCCCTATAAACAGTCCACCACCTCTTACATCAGCTAAGGTAGGACGTATAATAGAAGTCCAAACCTCTTCTTTCATAAAAGCATACTCATCCATTACAACATAGGATAAGCCGACACCGCGTAAAGCTTCTGGACGGTCAGAGCCTTTTAAGTGAATCTGCCGCCCGTTAACTAAAGTCAGGATACACTCATTTTCTCTGACTTTTTCCGTTATTGGGGCAGCCATCTGCTTCAACGGCTGCCACATAATGTCCTTTGCTTGGTTAAATGTAGGCGCTATGTAATAACAAGCCTTATCCGCAAGATCGTAGCCGTGCTCGTTCTCTGTTTCAAGCGCCTTTACAATTAATTTAACCCGAGCAAGGTAAGATTTACCAAACCTTCTACCTGCTCCTACAACTTTAAATCTAGCGTTAGATGTAAAAATTTCTTTTTGAGCAGGGTGGAGAGTGAAGTTAAGCTCTGTCGCCATTTTAAAGTAACCTAACCCTTAACACTGCTAATCTCTTTATACTCCGCTTCTACAGGCTCCTCTTGTGCTTCTATACTCTCTAAACCTTGGACATTAATGATAATCCCCCCAGAATCAGTAGACCCGTAGTGCTCTACTGCCTTTCTGGAAGGGATAGCTCTGTCCATGAGCAGCCTCGCGGCTGCCATATCCCCGCCTTTTGCTTCCTGTATAATCGTCCTGATTACTGCTTTGAACTCTCTGTTCATTTCTCCAGCAAATTGTTCAATTAACTCATTTTGCATTTGAGTTAATTTATTCTTGCTGCCTTTCGGACGACCTGCTGGGTTTAAAGACGGACCTCCTTTCTTTAAAAGGGGATTACCTCGTTTACCTGCCATTCTCAATAGCCATTTGGAGAGGATCTCCGTATATTAAATTTCGCCTGTTTGTTAAAGGTACTCCTTCAGCAAAAGTGAGCATTTCTCTGAAAATACCAGCAGTATCACCTGCGTCCATCGCTTCTTTTAACTTTGTATACGCATTTAATCCACTTGTTCCCACATTAAACGCGATACTCACTAGAATCTGTTTCAGTTTATCTGGATACTCATAAAACTTATCTTTGAAGATTCCACTACTACTAATTTGATCTGCTGTATCCTTAATCGTTTGCTTTAAAACTTTATCAGCATCTGCTTTTGTTTGCATTTGATTTAAAAGTTCTTCTTTACTTTTACCAGTTATACCGTAGCCTCCTTCCCACGGCCTACTTGTTTTTTTCCCTGTAGCTTCTATTATTTTAAGTGGAGTATCGTCTGGAGATAAAAATAAAGGTTCGTTTTCCGCCCTAGCCAACGCTTCGAAAAAATCGTCTGTCAAGAAATCGTAAGCCCCACCCGCCATTACCGTACTCTCTGCATTGCGCTGCTTCCGAAGTAAAATCCAATTATATTCATAATCGTTACGGGTAACCACTCCGGGGTTACCCAACCATTTAGTTGGATATATTCCGTAGTAGTTTTGGTGGTATCTATGATCCCAAATAACAACTTTCCCCCTTTAGTTACCTCTATGGGGATATTAGTAACTTGATTAAACATTGGAGCTAGAAATACTATCCCTACTCCCGCTATCATTGCTACTACAACAATGAAACGTCGGATCCAACTCGCGTTCGGGCTTTGGTATTCCCTGGCGGCAGAGACAGTTTTCTGAGCTTGTTTGTTCCACCTGATTAATAGTTCTTGTTGAGCCGCTCTGTCCGCTTGGGCTTGCGCCCACATCTTCATTACTCCGCCCAATATTGTTGATCCCATCATAGAGATCGCTTCCATCGGTAGACCAAACAATTTTAATGTGCTCCTCCATACGGGATTAAATTAATTTTAGGACTTTGATATTCTCTAACTTTGTCTTTTAGCGCTTCTACATCACTTTTATTTCGCGCTTTCATTTGTTCTTCTAACGCAATTACTCTAGTGGTTAAGTGCTCAATTAACATAAATTGCTTACTATCGTCTGGTAATTTTCCTAACTCTCCTCTAGGCCACCTAATCCTAAAATCAGTATTTTTCTCAAGGTCGCCTTGTATTAACTTATAACTGGTTTCTATGGTATTAAGTCGCTCTAGCATTCCAAAATATAAATATACCGCCGTTCCTACCGCTATGATAATAGTAACGAGGTTTTTAAGGCTAAGGTCAATAGAGCTGTCTTCTCGTATTCTATACCCCTCCTCTTCCATATTCCCCCCGAAATCATGTTATCGACCGAAAGATCCGTAAGAATTTTGTATTTGACTAAAGAAACCCCCGCCTCCAAAACGTCCCCCCGTAAGACCTCCCCCTGCCGCTGGTTTTCGTTGACTCGTCGGCTCTTCGCCGGGGCGGTACTTTATGAGTCGAGGTGAAGGCGCGACTCCTCCGGGATGTGGAAAAATTTTGCTAGGTGGTTCTGGTTCAGGTTCGGGTAGTGGCGGTGGAGCTACCACCGGGGGTTCAGGTTCAGGTTGAGGTTGAGGTTGAGGTGTTGGATCTGTTGTTGTATCTGGTGTTGGATCTGGTATCTCTGGGCCACCTACCCAACCACCACCAGGACCCTCTGCAGGAGGATTTTCCCACCGGAAAAGCCCCTCACTACTGTAATCTACAGGTGGCACAAGTTCTGGCGGTAAAAAGCTGTGCCAAGGAGCATTTGGATCTGGCATCTCAACTTCAACCCCAGTCCAAGGATCTACAAAACTATCCGCCGTATTAGTCGGAGGCTGGGGTGGGGGTGGTGATAACGCTGCTTGGGTAGCTCCTACATCCCCCGCTAAAATAGCTGTTTCGATTTCTGGAGTTATTCCAATACTTGCTAACGGAATACCTTGCGCCTCTGCGTTTTGGATCGCATGTATTGTATTAACATTTCCAGCATTTAAAATAGGTTGACCCCCGCCCTGAACTTGTTGTAGGTTTGTGTTTAACATCACGTTACTAAGCTGATGAGTAGCTGCCAGCTCTGCGGCTGCTTGCTGTGCTGCGGGTACTGCCTCCGCAGTACCGGGAACGTTAGCCATATACCCACCTGGAGCTGCTGTAGAAGATAACGCTGCAAAGTTAGGTATTACCGGCGCTGCTAAACCAGCGCCGCTAGGAGGTACTATCGGTTGGGCTGCAACATTACCGTTAACAACAGCCGCCCCTCCCGGAGCAACTCCCGCCTCTTGTCTAAAACCCGCTAATAGATCACCAGCACCAGGAACACCACTAGGAGCAGGAACTACCGGAGGCGGGGGCGTAGCAACAACCGTACCCACTCCACCATACCCACTATACCCCCCAGAAGGGGGTGCTACCACCGAAGGTGGTGGTGGTGCTACCGGAGGAGTCGGAGCTGTAAATCTTGCCGACGTCTGTGGTGGAGGTGCTGTAATTGTGGTTGTTGGTTGAGGCACTGCCTGCATATTAGCAGCTATCATGCTTTGCCAATCAGCTGCCCCTTGCGGTGGCGCTGCTACCGTCGGGGGAGGTGCTGCAACTGGCGGTGGCGCTACTACTGGGGGCGGTGAAGGTGGTTGGGGCGCTACCGTTGGTACTGGTGCAGGAGGAAGTCCTACTCTCTCTGGATCTTGTCGCAGTACGTTAACGAGGTGAGAAGGGTCTTGTGCGGGTATATTAACCGCACCCCCAAACCCACCAAAACCCCCGAACCCTGCTTGATACGGATTTGTAACAGGAGTTGGTGGCGTTGCACCACCAGTGGTACTGGGAATTGAGGGGAAGTTCATTGCGCCAGCACCGGGAAGGGAAGTCATTGACCTGTTATCAACCCCCCTAGACATATTGGGAGGAGACATGAAAGCGCCAAAGGTTGAGGTGCTGTAATTACCGAAAGACATATTTCCCCTTGTAGTTGGGTTATTTTGAGTCTACAATTAAGAACAAAATTGCCAACTTCCCTTTAGGGAAGTATACGCCAGGGCAAATTCGATGCCCTGGCATCTCTCCAAAGCTCCGCTTTGGAGGTCTTAAATCCTTCCAAGCCCTCAAAGGCTTGGAAATCTTATAGTAATACTAATAGTATAGCAGGTATTTTGTCTTTCGTCAATTAATTTACTTTTTCTTGGCATTTTATTAGTTAAAACCTAAAAATTTTAAGTTTAAAGTAATGTGAATTATACTTCCTTTTAGGAATTATATTTCCTATTTGCCATCTCAAGTATGTTTTAGGGTAACAGAACTCACCAAGGTTGCATCCAAGGGCTCCGACCCCTTAACGGATGAGCGGTCGCGTGTTGAAATCGCGCACTCATCTTTTTACGGCGAAAAAATGGGGACGGG